TGCTGAAAATTTAAGCATTGAGGCATAGGATGGACGATCAGAACGAAAAACCGCACCGCTTGGCTTGGACGCCAACGCCAACGCCAACGCCTCCATTTTTGCCCACCAGATTGCTCGTTCTGGCTTTTCTTGAATCAGACTCAAAATTTGAGCGCCACCTTTTAAAAAGCATAAATCGCAGTTGCCATGCATGGTCACACCGTTGTTATTTGGCAGGCCTAAGTCAAATGATTGGTTACGCCAGAACTCACCAACGGTTTCTTTGGTCACACCAAGTCTGCCCAATGGGGCAATCTTTTCTTCGTGTTTTCCATAGTCTTGATTTCCAATCTTGGCCAAACGCCTTTGCTCATCAGCCCTGATGCCAAGCATGGAATCCCATTCAGTCCAGCCATGAGCCTTCAAATATCTGTGAATAGTCCTGACTTTGAGTTCAACGGTGCAAAACCTAGATACTGGATTAGGTAAATAATTCCGCTTTCTTATGAGTGCTTCAAATGGCTCACCATCCCTGCTGGCTGTCTCAAAGTCAACCAACTTCCACCGATCTTTGGTTTCTTCTGCATCAACATATTCAAGCCATGTGATCGGAACATTCCAACGCTCTGAGCAATCTTGAACAAATTTCAAGGTTGCCTCGTCTTCCTTACCGGTGTTGGCAAAACACACAATAGCCTCTGGTGGCAGGCTCATGTCATGAGCCTCCAAAACCTTGTAAAGCATGTAGGCGCTAGTGCGACCACCACTAAAACTGATACAGGTTGGCTCAATAATTTCAAATGGATTGCTCATTCCCAGCTCCTTTTTATTACCCTAAAAAACTTTCCATCCTTGCGATACTCAATCCACTCTGGTGGCGTGGCCTTGTTCATGTTTTGCACCATGTCCTCCAACGTCTTCACATTCAGACCACCAGGCACAATGCTGGCGCTGTTGGCAATACTCAGAAGCTGGCTCATTGCACGCTGGCCTGCATAGCCTTCATGCATGATCGGCAAATACTCGGTGATCGGTGTGTCGCTCAAGCCACCGTAATAAGTCACGGCCAACATCTCAATGCCAGAGGCCTTGCTGATGTGCTTGCGCCATGTCCAGCTCGTCACCTCCAGCTCTTGGCCATCCAAACCCATGATGTCGTCATTACGCAGCACCATTGACTTCTTGACAGGCTCAGGAAACTGCTCACCGCATGAAGGGCAAAGCATCACCGAGATGTGCACCAACTCACCGCAGTGATCGCACACCTTGACTGGTGCCTCGCCATTGCCATCGCCACCCTTCTTTGGTGGCTGCACATTGGTGATCGGACCATGCGACTCAACCACACCGGCAAAGTCGAGCACCAAGCAGTGATCGGTGTGGCTCTTGACCCTCATGCCACGGCCTGCCATTTGCACATACAGGCTGGCGCTCATGGTAGGGCGCAGCATCACCACCAGATCGATGTCCGGATAGTCAAAGCCAGTCGTCAGCACATTGGCATTGGTGAGCGCACGCACACGGCCAGCCTTGAAGTCGGCCAACATGCGCTCGCGCTCTTTTTTTGGTGTCTCTCCAGTCACGCACTCAGCGGTCAAACCCTGCTGGCGCAGGACTTCGGCAACGTGCTCGGCATGGTTCACGCCAGCACAGAAAAACAGCCATGCCTTGCGCTCACCGGCCAAGCTCATGACCTCATGCACCACGGCCTGATTCTTGTCGTCGGTATCCACAGCGGCCTGCAACTCAGACTCGATGAACTCGCCACCACGCTTCTTTACGCCACTCACATCCAGCTTGGCCTTGGTGATCTTTGAGCGCAGCGTGGCCAGATAACCCTTGAACACCAGCTCCTCGATGCTGACAGGCGTGAGCAAATCATCAAACAGCGCAGGCTTGTCGGTGATCAGGCCATGCCCCAAGCGGTAAGGTGTGGCAGTCAGACCAATCACGCGCAGGTGCGGATTGATGGCCTTCAACTCGCCAAGCAGTTTGCGATAGCCACCCTCATCCTTGTGATTGACCAAGTGGCACTCGTCAATGATCACCAGATCGATGTGGCCAAGCGCACCGGCCTTGGTGCGCACAGACTGGATGCCAGCAAACGTGATCGGCTCGCTCAAGTCTTTCTGGCCAATGCTGGCGCTGTAGATGCCCATCGGTGCACCAGGCCAATGCTGACGCATCTTCTCGGCATTCTGTTCGATCAGCTCCTTGACATGGGTCAGCATGAGCACCCGAGTCTCTGGCCAGTTTTGCAGGGCATCCTTGCACAGCGCAGCCACGATGTGCGACTTGCCTGAGCCGGTCGGAAGCACCAGGCAAGGATTGCCAGCATTGCCAGCCTCAAACCATCGGTACAGCTCGTCGATGGTGCGCTGTTGGTAGTCGCGGAGCATCAGCCAACCACCCTTCCACCAAAGTCCTTGCGCATCTGGGCAATCATTGAATCACCGCTGGCGCAGGCATCGGAATTGGCCAGCAACTCCTTGCTACCCCAAACGCCTTCCTGCTCAGGATCACCATTGGCCAGATTCACACCATTGATCTCATACACAGCAGTGAACTCGTCCGGCCCATCCTTGCGCTGCCAAGGCACCAGATCAGGATGCAGGACATGCGACTCGCAGCCAGTGCGCTGTGAATCCAAAGGAATCGAAGCATCCCACTTGGCGCAGTGCCAAGTTGAGTCAGGCATTGCTGTGGCCAAAGCGCAGGTGCGACAGTTCACATGCTTGGTGGTCTTGGACTGGTGGCAGAACTCATGCGCATCACAAAACTTGCACTGATACCAGCTCGCATCTGAGCTGATCGGCTCAGGCATGCGATCACTCAAAGCAATGCGCTGGCCGCGAGCAATGGCCTTGCCTGCCACATCCTTGTCAAACTTCACGCGCTCCGTGTGGATGCGGTCGTCATCCTTGCAGATGGTCAAATACAGCGCACGATCGATGCCAGTACCGGCCATGTAGACCTGCATCTGCACAAAGTGCTCAGGCTTGGACTTCTCCACGCCATTCTTCTCCAGATCGTCAAATGCTTTTTTGGATGCAGTCTTGAACTCGGCAATGTGCTTTGACTTGGGCGCATCTGGGACACCTTTGTCGATGATCGCATCGATGCTGCCAGACACATGGCTGCCAAAGTCCACACGGTGCTGGGCAGACACCTTGCGCACATCGATGCCAATGGCACGCAAGTCGCTGATGATGTTGGCCTCCTCTTGGTGGCCACGACGAAACAAGCGTAGGATGCGACCAGGGAAGCTCGGCTGCACAGCCCAGCGGAAAGACAGCCACAGCCACCGATCACACACATGGCCAAGGGTACTGGCTCCAAGGTGTGGGCGAGGCACCTCAGCAATGGTTTCATGGTGCTTGTCAATCAACGACTGAATGCTATTATCTGGCTCAGGGATTTTCATGTTTGTCTCTCCTTTGATGAGTTTGCCCAGACCAGTTCACGCTAGTCTGGGCATTTTTTTGCTTACTTCTTAGCCCAAGGTGGCGCGGCCTTGGCAGGTGCAGAATTGCTTTGGACTTGAGGAATGGCCGCAGCTGGCGCTGCACTGCCAGACACAGACTTAAAGCCCTTGACCTCATTGCTTGCACCGTACTGAGCGTCCTCTTTGACCTCCAACTTAATGGCAATCTGGCCACCTATCAACTGGTCGGTGTCGGTCACTTTGGCCAAGCCAATTGCACGCATGATGTCTCCCAGTTGCTGGCGACCAATCTCCTCGGCCTTGGGATTGGCATTCTTAATGTTCAGATTGCCAAACACCACACGACCTTGGTGGCTCGGGCCAGTGATGTCGTAACGCAGCTTGATGTACTGTCCATTGCCAGCCTTGGTTGCCTTCAACTCAGACTGAGAGATGGTGGCGGTGTACCAGCCAGCAGGCAGAGGCTCAAAGTTGCCATTGCCTTGGGGAAGTTCGTTGACGTTAAATTCTTCGTTTAAAAAAGCCATGATTTACTCCTTGGGGATAATTTTGAAAGATGGGCGGCCAGGCTTGGCCGTGATTGCACCGGCAAGCGGTTTGGTGATGGACTCATCTGCTGCCTTCCAGATGGCCATGTTGATCTCAGGCTTCCAGCGAAACAGCTTTGCCAAGTGATCAGTCAGACCGAACTCAGCGGCAAGCTCTTGCACCTTGTCTCCGTCGACCTTGCGGTCGATGCGGCCAACGATCTTGATCTCGAATCGACCAGGCTCGACGGTCTCTGTGCCTTCAAGGTTTTCGGCAATAGTTGCCAGCTTCTTGATGTGGTCCTCAATATCGCGTCGATCCGCTGTCGCATCTTCTTCCTGCTTCTTGGCAGCCAGCCACATACTGGCCAGCTCG